GCCGCCGACCTGTCGGAAGCATCGCTGGAGGATCTGGTCATCCAGGCAAACGGCGCAACCGACGACCGGGGCAACAAGATCGCGCTGCAAGTGCGCTCGTTGCACATCCCGCGTCAGTTGGAATTCGAGGCAGCCCGCATCCTGAAGTCGATCAACCAGAACGACACCGCCAACAACGCGATCAACGCGCTGCGGGCGATGGGTACGTTCCCGGAAGGCTTCAAGGTCAACCACTTCTTCACCGATCCGGATGCATTCTTCATCCGCACCGACGTGGAGGATGGCCTCACGCTGTTCCAGCGCCGCGAGTTGGAATTCGCCAAGGACAACGACTTCAATACCCAAAACGCCCTCGCGGCTGCTACCGAGCGATATTCGCTGCAAATCGGTGACTTCCGCGAGTGGTGGGGTAGCCCGGGCGCGTAAGCGCATCTGGTACGCCAGCAGTGCCGGTGTTTTATCCGGCAAATGAAATGGGCGGCTTTGGCCGTCCTTTCCTTTTTGGAGAACAACATGCCTTACTCGAACTTCCCGGGTGGTTTTGCCAGCGGCATCACCATCCGCAACGTACCGCTCGTCACCACCAACCCCGGCCAGGTCTTCTGGGTCTATAACGGCACAGCTCTGCAAAAGGGCCAGCGCGGCGGCTCCAATGGCAATAAGGGCACGTACGACAGCCCGTTTTCGACCATTGCCTATGCGATCAGCCAGTGCGTCGCCAACCGTGGTGACATCATCTTCGTCAAGCCGGGCCACGCTGAAACCATCACCACGACGACCGATCTGGCACTGAACGTGGCCGGTGTCGCTATCGTCGGCCTTGGTGTCGGCTCGATGCGCCCTACCCTGACGTTCAGCACGAACGCCACGGCCAATATCCCTGTCACGGTGGCGAACGTCACCGTCTACAATATCCTGCACCTGGCCAACGTTGCTGACTGCGTGTCCGCATACACGGCCACCGGCACGGCAGCGCCGACCGACTTCACGATCGATTCGTGCGAGTTCCGCGACGTGGCGTCCAACAAGAACTTCATCAAGTGCGTCACCGGGAACGCCACGGCGAACTCGATGGACGGCTTCACGTTCTCGAACAACAAGGTCTTCGGCCTGGCCACGACCGCCGCAACGCAGGCATGCATCATGGCCGCAGCGAATGACCGCCAGTCCTACCTCGACAACTTCGTCGTGTACCCGGTCCTGAACGACACCGCGACCCTGGTCGACTTCGGCGCCAACAGCCATACGAACCTCAACATGGGCCGCAACAAAGTGTTCCGCCCATCGACCAGCACGACTGGCGGCTCCCTGTTCAGCGGCGGCTCTACCGCTTCGACGGGCTACGTGTACGACAACTACTCGTGGCATCTGGATAACTCGGCCGGCCTGCTGGCTCCCACGGGCACGAAGCTGGGCTTCCAGAACAACTACTCGATGATCACTGGCGCCGCTGACAAGTCGGGCCTGATCAATCCCGCTGCCGTCTAACGAAAGGAAATATCATGGCCTACTCTTCCGATTGGTTCCTGGAGCAAGCGCGCCTCGGGAACATGTATCACGCCTGCACCACGGGCGCCGTCACGCTGTCGACCGTCAGCGCAACCTGCACCGGCCTGGTCCTGTCCAACCCCATCGGCTCGGGCAAGAACCTTGTCGTGGAAAAGGTGCGCTTCGCCCCATCCACCGCTCCAGCTGGCGCCGCGGTTGTTGGCCTGGCCATCAGCCCTGCCGTGCAGACGACCGAGGTTGTCCATACCACGCCTGCCGTCATCCATAATGCCATCACCACCGGCAGTAACCTGAACGTCGGTGTGGGTAAGGCTGATGCAGCCGCAACACTAGGCGCCGCGCCTGTCTGGCTGCGCCCGATCGGCAGCGTCGTCGCTGCGTCCTCGATCACCCCGGGCATGTATGTGGACGAGACGAAGGGCGACATCATCCTGCCGCCTGGCACGAACCTGTCGCTGTCGTACCTGACCACTGCGGCTGTAGGTATCGCTGAAATGACCTGGGTGGAAGTCCCGATCTAAACCAAAGAGGGCTTCGGTCCTCGTTTCGGAGACTTCTCTATGGCACACACAGCAGACATCACCAAACTGCACGATGGCGATCGCATGGCGGTTTTCCACGTCTTCATCAAAGGTGACGGCGTCAGTTCCGATCTGTCCAAGCTTACGCTGATCGACCCGAATGTCGACGTAACTCCGAAGCTTGGCAAGCGGCCGTCGCTCACTGTTACCGCGCTCTGGTACAGCCTCGCTGGATTCGATGCACGCCTCGAATTCGACTACCTGAACGATGAAACGGGCGTATGGGCGCTTGCGCGTGGCAATCCGGCAGACCTCTGCTTCGACTCTTTCGGCGGCATCAAGGACCGTTCCCCGGTGGACGGCACCGGCAAGCTGATGCTGACGACCAGCGGGCTCGTGTCGGGCACTGGCTCGATCATCATCAAAGTACGGAAGGATTGACATGGAACCGTCCCTCAATTCCACGTCCATTGCTTACGAGGCGAGCCGCATTGTCAAGCCTACCCCTGGCACCCTCTATGGGCTGACCGGCTACAACAGCAAGGCGTCGGCGCAGTTCATCCTGATCTTCGATGCTCCGTTGCTGCCTGCCGATGGCGCAATCCCAGCGATCATCATCGCGGTTGCCGCTACCACGCCGTTCAGCTTGGACTACGGCAGCCTCGGACGCCAGTTCAAGCGCGGCATCGTGATTTGCAATTCCTCGACGGCCAACACGAAAACCATCGGCAGCGCTGATTGCTGGTTCGACGTCCAATACAGGTGACCCATGGCTAAGCTCTCTATCGGAGATGGCTCGGCGCGTGCGGTTGTCGGCACCACGACAAACGACAACGCGGCTACTGGTAACGTCGGCCAGGTCATTACCGCCACCGTGGCCAGTGGCAGCGCCGTTTCGCTCACCACCGACACAGGTGCGAACGTGACTAGCATCAGCCTGACGGCGGGCGACTGGGACGTGAGCGGCCAGGTTGATTTTGTCCTTACCGGTGCTACCAGCACATTGCAGCAAATGGGCATTTCCTTGACCACTGCCACGTTGCCATCGCAGGCTGGCGGCAGCGGCTTGGGCACTGATCCATTGCGCTCGTCTCTGCTGCAGACAACGACGATTACCGGGACGATGAATTTGCCGGTGGGGCCGGTGCGCGTTTCCCTCTCGGCCACTACGACGGTCTATCTGGTTGCGCAGGCGTCGTTCTCGGCTGGCACGATGACTGCCTATGGGACCATCAGGGCACGGAGGATGCGATGAACGACAAATTCATCCTTGGCGACGCGAATGCGATCAGTGATTCGGTGTGGAGAGATATTTCCAGTTTTTACCGGCCTTGATCCATCCAATGCATGTGCCTGAGACACCGTACTTTCTGGCGATGGATGCCAAGCTTTCGCCACGCGCAATCAAATTCCTTATTTCGTGGACATCAGAAGGCTTCAGCTTCCGCGTTCTGACGCGATCACGTATTGCCACATCACGGAGGTTGTCGGCCTGACTGCCAACATATAGGTGCTCCGGATTAACGCACCTCGGATTGTCGCAGGTGTGTAGGACCTCGCCCCCAGGTGGTATGGGGCCGAATGCTAATTCGTAAGAGAAGCGATGGGCACGATAAAGGACGCCGCGCGAACGAAATTCGCCGTAACCAAATTTATGTGCCCCGGCCTCCCAAAGCCAGCAATTCTCAGTTTTTCGAACGCTTGTGAAGAAGTGACATTCGAGTGAGCAGTACAGCCTTTTCGCATCAGGCCGAGGGAAATCCTTGCGACATCCACGGCAAGTAAAGAAAGCCATTCGTTTGGTCATTGGATACCTTTTGAAAGAGAGTTCGCTATGAGCAATCAAGCGAGAATGGATGAGTTCGTCCTTGGAGATAGTAACAGTATTTGTGACGTATGTGGCTTCAAGCACAAGCTGTCGCAACTGCGCAAGCGCTGGGACGGCGCCATGGTTTGCAGGGCAGATTGGGAGCCGCGACACCCGCAAGACTTTGTGAAGGCTCGCCCGGAGCGCAACAACGTCAAGGATGCCCGGCCAGGCGCTGAGCCATGGTTCGTCGAGGCGAACGAGATTACGGCGGCGGACCTATGACCGTTATCGCATGGGATGGCAAGATGCTGGCTGCAGATAAGCGCGGCACCGTGGACTGCCTCGGCTACACCGTCACGAAAATTCACCGTTTGCCGGATGGCCTGGTCGCCTTCTCTGGTGGTGGCGCACATGCGGCCGAACTGCTGAACTGGTTCCGTGGCGCACGCGACCCGGCCTCATACCCGAGATGTACGGACGACGGCGGAGCGGGATCGATTCGGATCGATGCGAGCGGCCGCATTTTTATGTACTCGGCTGCGAACCCATTCCCCGAACTGATCGAGGACCGTTTCTACGCGCGCGGAAGCGGCCGAGATTATGCGATGGCTGCGATGTATCTAGGCTGCGATGCGCGCCGCGCCGTCGAGGTGGCATCCGCCTTTGACATTGGCTGCGGCAATGGCATTGACACCTTGGAGTTGGAATGACCACGAGCGGAACCAACACATTCTCCCTCTCGCGCGACGACATCATTACGTCCGCCGCACTGGAGACTGGCGACCTCGCACTTGGCGAGACCCTGGACGACAACACACTGGCCCAGTACAACCTGCGCCTGAACTCCTGGGTGAAGTCGCTGATGGCCGAGGGCGCAAAGCTGTGGGCGCTGGAACTGGCGACGCTGTTCCTGGTGCCGGGGCAGGCTCAATACGATCTGGGCGGGACTGCGCACTGCACGACCAGTTACGTGCGCACGACACTGTCAGCAGACGCTGCGGCGAGCGCGATCACCGTGCATTTGACCAGCTTTGCTGGCATGACGGCCGGCGACAACATCGGCATCCTGCTGGACGATGGCACGCTGTACTGGACCACGATCAGCGGCGCTCCGGGCTCGACGACGACGCTTGCTGTTGCCCTGACTGGCGCGGCATCCGAAGGCGCGCAGGTCTTCACGTACACGACCGCGATCAGCCGGCCGCAGCGCATCGATCCGGACAGCGCGTACTGGCGATCGACCGCGTTGCAGGACACGCCGGTGGCGATGATCTCGCGCACCGAGTATGCCCAACTGGCGAATAAGGGCACGCGCGGCAAGATCGTGCAGGCCCACTACGACCCGCAACTCGGCACCGGCCAACTGTCGGTCTGGCCGACTCCTGAAAGCGCAGGCGACGTCCTGTGTTTCTGGTACGAGCGGCTGCTGGAGGATTTCAATACCGGCGCCGATACGCCCGACTTCGCTATCGAATGGGGCGAGGCGCTGATTCTCGGCCTCGCGCACCGCATGGCGCCATCGGCTGGACTGACGCTGGCCGAACGCCAAGACCTGGAGCGCCGCGCCTCGCTCGCGTTGGACAAGGCCGAGGGCTACGACCGCGAAAACGTGGGCGTGTACTTCCAACCGGATATGCGATAGGGAATCGAACGCATGAAGAATTTTCAACATATCAGCGGTGGCATCGACATCATGCCGCTTCTGCTGGCGATCAAGCGGCGCCCCGACCTCTGGAAGGAGGACACGTACTTGCGGGACTACCCACAAGGCCCATTTGCTCAAATCGAGTCGATCATGCTGCGCTTCCCGGTGAAAGGCGTGTATGAGACCGAGGAAGAACTGAAGAATCACCAGAGCACGTACGACCAGCACGAGAACGTCGACTATCCAGCGTACAGGCTGCTGCCCGAAGCGCGGCCGCTGGTGATGAACCTGATGGCCTATGTAGGCGGTGAGCGCCTAGGGCGCGTCATGATCAATAAGATCGCCCCGGGTGGCAAGATCTATCCGCACGCAGACACGCCAGCGCACGCCGAGTACTACAGCCGTTTCCACATCGTGCTCCAGAGTCAGCCGGGCGTCGTGTTCCGCGCTGGTGACGAGCAGGTGTACATGGCGACAGGCGAAGTCTGGTGGTTCGACAACAAGCAAGAGCACGAGGTCATCAACAACAGCGCCGATGACCGCATTCACATGATTGTCGACATCAGGACGAGCCGATGATTACGTGCCACGTCGAGTCGTTCGAAGAACGCCTAGCCGAACTTCAAGCGCTGCTGCCGCTGCACTACAGAGAGTTGGCCCTGAATCAGGACAAGGTGCCGCTGCAGCCGCAGTACCACGCCTATATCGAGCGCGAGCGCGCCGGCGGCCTGTTGTTCGTCACGCTGCGCGATGCCGGCGAACTGGTTGGCTACTTCATTGGCTTTATCGCCCCGGGCCTGCACTACGAGACGTGCCTGACCTGCACGATGGACATCTTCTACGTGCGCCAGGACAAGCGCGCTGGAAGTGCAGGGGTACGCATGTTCCGCTTCGTCGAGACGGAACTCAGGCGCCGTGGCGTGCAGCGCTGGTTCATGGGCTCAAAAATCCATGCTGACGCGAGCGCGCTATTCAAGCGCATCGGCGCGGCGCCGGTTGAAACCTACTACAGCAAATGGTTGGGAGAATAAATCATGGTTGCAGCAGCAATGGTTGGCGGCGCAGTAATCGGGGCTGTCGGTTCCAATATGGCCGCCAACAAACAGTCGAAGTCTGTCGACGCGGCCAATGATGAAACGGCTCGCGAGTATGACCAGACACGCGCCGATCAACTAGCCCTGCTGGAGAGGCAACGCGCCGACCAGCAACCATGGCTAGACGCTGGCAAGAACGCTTTGTCGAAGCTGGCCTCCGGGATTGATCTGTCGAGCGACCCTGGCTATCAGTTTCGCCTCAGCCAAGGCACGCAGGGCATTCAGCGCGCAGCATCCGCGCACGGCGGCCTGTACTCGGGGGCGACACTGAAGGCTCTTGCACGATTCAATCAGGACACAGCATCGCAGGAGTACGGCAATTCGTGGAACCGGCTGGCATCGATTGCAGGACTGGGGCAGACCGCCACGAACCAGATTGGTCAGGCTGGGCAAAACGCCTACGGCACGATTGCAAACGCGGGCATGAACGCGTCGAACAACATCGGTCAGAACATGATGGGCGCCGCGAATGCGCGTGCATCCGGCTATGTCGGCGGCGCGAACGCAATCAACAACGGCATTGGTCAGTACCTGAACTATAACCAGAACCAAAACCTGTTGAGCCGAATGTCCAGCAACAACAATGTCGGTGGATACAACGACGAGATGTCGCGGATCAACGCACAACTCTATTCCGGAGAATAAGACATGGCAATCGACCCATCAATCGCACTGAACATCAAGCCGGTCCAGATTGCCAATCCGCTGGAACAGTACATGCAAGCGCAGCAGATTCAGCAGGCGCAGAACCAGAGTCGCCTTGCAGACCTGATGTATGGAGAGAAGCAGCGCGAGGTGTCCGATAGCACGAACCTCAATCAGGTATACAAGGGTGCCGTCGGCGCCGACGGTGTAGTCGATCGCGCCAAGCTCCTTTCCGGGATTGCGTCGGCCGGCCTAGGGTCTCGCCTTCCTGGTATTCAGAAGTCATTCGCTGACGCCGACAAGGCACAGGCGGACGCGTCAAAAACGAAGTCGGAAACCGCCAAGATCGATCATGAGACTGCCGCACACCAGTTCGAGATCGCCGGGCAACTGGCATCAGCTTGGGCGCAAAATCCGAATATCACGCAGCAGCAGATTCGGAGTGGCCTTGCGGCCGCCGCCAGCAGCAAGATCATCTCGCCCGAGATCTACCAAGCCAAGCTGGCCGAATTGGATAAGGTGCCCGGGGATCCGAAGAGCCTGAACCAGTGGGCGCTCGGCACCCTGCAACAGGTGATGAAGTCGAAGGAAAGCATGGAATTCATCAGGCCTGATGCAAACACTGTGGCTAACAATGCGACCTCGCGTGCCAACAATGAGTCCACGAACGCAACCACGCGTCGCGGCCAGGATCTGACGGATGCTCGGGCACGTGACTTGAATACACTCACCCGAGAAGGCCAGCAAACCCAGGTTGTTGTAGACCCTAACCAAGGCCCGCTGCTGATCAACAAGGCCACGAAGACCGCCGTTCCGGCCACATTTGCAGATGGAACCCGCGTGCCGAGCGAGAATGCCGTCGCTGCACGCAAACTGAACGACCAACTCAAGGCCGGCATCGCTGCAGCTCGCGAACTGATCCCGAAGGCCACTGCCAGCGGCGCTGGCGCACTGGTAGACAAAACAGCCGCGTTCTTCGGCAAGTCGACGGAGGGGGCAGACGCTGCGGCGCAGCTCGACACCATTGCCGGCTGGATGACATCGAATGTGCCGCGCATGCAGGGCCCGCAATCCGACAAGGATGTGTTGCTCTACAAGCAGATGGCCGGCGACGTTTCCAACCGAAGCTTGCCGGCATCGCGCCGCCTGGCAGCGCTCGACACGCTGGAAAAGCTGCAATCGAAGTACGCAGACATCAACCAGTCGGGCGGTGCGCCGGCCAAGCCTAGTGCGAGCACGCCGAACACCAATGCCAAGGGATGGACGCTGCATACCGATGCCAACGGCAATCGTGCTTACGTCAGCCCTGATGGCAAGTCCTACGAAGAGGTGAAGTGATGCCGTTCGATCTTTCGACCGCAAAGCCTGTCGCAACTGGCGGCTTTGACATGAAGACGGCAAAGCCTGTCGCATCGGCACCAGATCCGACCGCTGGCATGTCGACCTTCGATAAGCTCGCGGCCGGCGCCGGATCTGCAATCACTGACCTGGGCCTTGGCCTGAAACAGCGCTTTGATGAAGGCGCCGCCTACCTTGAGCGCAAGCTTGGTGGCCAGTCTATGAACAAGGCGCTGGGCCTTCCCAATGCCAGTGATGTTCTGGCCAACACGAACGCAGCCGTGGCGGAAAAGCGCGCTATTGATGCCCCGCTGGTGTCGTCCGGTGCTGGGCGTGTCGGCGCCATTGGCGGGAAAGTGCTTGCGGCCATCCCAGCGTCATTCATCCCGGGCGGCCAAACGCTGGCAGGCTCTGCGCTGAGCGGCGCTGCCTTTGGGGCGGCTGAGCCGACACTCGAAGGCGAGTCGGCACTGAAGAATACTGCTCTCGGAGCAGTTGGGGGCACCGTTGGCTATGGCGTAGGCAAAGGTATCGGCGCAGTTGCTGGAAAAGTCAGTCAGCGCTTGGCCGCCAAGGGGTCGCAGAACCAGATGTTGGACGATGCAATTGCGAGCGCCCGGGATGCCGGCTATGCGATCCCACCATCACAAAGTAACCCCAATAGCGTCGTCGCCAACGTACTTGATATCGCTGCTGGTGGCCGTCCAAAGATGGCGCAGGCAGCGGCGATCAAGAACCAGGGCGTGACAAACAGCCTGGCCGCAAAGGCGCTTGGGTTGCCAGAGAATACCCCGCTGAACAACAGCGTACTGGATCAGGTGCGCCGTGACGCGTTCACGAATGGATATGCCCCGGTGCGCGCTGCTGGCGACGTCACGCCCGGCCCGGCGTACACCCAAGCGCTAGACGCCATCGAGCAGGCATCGAAAGGTGCCTCCCGTAGCTTCCCGAGCGCCGTCAAAAACGAAATTCCGGATATGGTCGATTCGCTGCGTGTTGGCAAATTCGATGCCGGCGATGGGTTGCAGATGTCGCAGATCCTGCGTGATGCTGCAGACAAGGCGTATGCGAGCGGTGATAAGGCGCTCGGCAAGGCAAATCGGGATGCCTCGAAGGCAGTCGAGGATGCAATCGAAGAGCATTTGCAATCGGTTGGCATGCCGGATGCGCTTGCCGCCTTCCGCGATGCCCGCAAGCTGATTGCCAAGACCTACACGGTGCAGAAGGGCTTAAACGACACAACCGGCAACGTGTCGGCCAAGGCTATCGCTACGCAACTGAAGAAGGGGAAGCCTTTGACCGATGAACTTGAGTCGATCGGCCGAGCGGCACAACTCCCGGGCAACAGTTTGCGCGACATGATGTACGCCACGCCGGCTGGTTCGCAGCTTGAAAGCGTGCTTTCGACCGGTGGCGCGATCGCATCACACAATCCATTGCTGCTCGCGATTCCGGCTGCACGAAGCGGCCTGCGTAGCCTGATGCTCTCGGATTCCGTGCAAAAGGCTATCCCTGCCCCAAGTTACCAAAGCAACTTGCTGCGCGCTTTGGCGAGCGATCCGGCGCGCATCGGAGTAAATGCTGCCGGTATCTCGCTACCAGAGCTTGCGAAGCAGCAGTCTTTGCCACCGAGGTGAGCAATAGCGCCTGACCAAATAGACACCGAGGGCCATCGGCAGAATCACGATCAACAGCACAACCGGCTTGATGATCAGCGCTAGTAAAAAATCTGGCATGTGTCCTCCTGACTAAGCTTCACAGCTTACCACCAACCCGCCCGGGCGACCGAGGCGGGTTTTTATTTGCCAACGCCATGTCACAGTTTCCTTTAGTCGGCGGCGCGTACCAATCGCGCTCGCTGAACCTCGATGCACAGCGCTGCCTCAATCTTTACCCAGTATTGGGCGAATCAGGCACCGCCAAGTCCGTGCGCGCGCTGTTTGGCACGCCGGGCCTGCGCCGGTTGGCTACGCTCGCCGGCGGCGGCATCCGTGGCTTTCACCGACCGTCGACGGGCGACGCCATCGCCGTGGCCGGCTACAACGTCTATCGTGTGACTACCGACTTCACGGCGACGCTTGTGGGGACCATCGATCCTGACGATACGGTCGCATCGATCAAGGACAACGGCACGACGGCTGTACTGGTGACCGGGAATTATGGTTACAAGCTTGACCTGGCCACCAACGTGCTCACGCAGATCACGGACGGCGGATTCTATGGCGGCGCACGCGTCAGCTACAACGACAACGCGTTCGTCTTGGAGCGGCCGGGCACGAACCAGTTCTACATCAGCGCGGCTGACGGCTCCGTATCGTTCGACGCGCTCGACTTCGCCAGTGCCGAGAGCAACGCCGAGCCGATCGTATCGCACATCGTCAACCACGGTCAGATCCTGCTGTTCAAACGCACCGTCACCGAAGTGTGGGGTGACAGCGGCAACCCTGACTTCCCCTATTCCCGTGACGGTAACGCGCTGATTGAGCAGGGCTGCGCTGCTACGCACTCCGTCGTTGACCTGGACAACTCCGTGTTCTGGCTGGGCGAGGACAGGAATGGTCACGGTGTGGTGTGGCGGATGGATGGATACACACCACGCCGTGTGTCGCATGATGGCGTTGAGCAGGCGATCCAGGGCTACAGCGACATTTCGGATGCACGGGCCTATGCCTACCAGCAGGAAGGCGAGACGTTCTATGTGCTGAGCTTCCCGAGCGCGAACGCGACGTGGGTCTATGGCGTGAAGGCCAATCTCTGGCACGAGCGGGCATGGCGCGATCCGGATACAACCGAGTTGAACCGGCACCGCTCTAACTGCCACATGCTGTGGGGCGGCCTGCATGTCGTGGGCGATTGGGAGAACGGCAATCTGTACGCGCTGGACCTTGATTGCTTCGATGACGATGGCGATCCTCTGCTGGCCTTGCGCTCGTCGCCGCATGTGGCTGATGGTGACTATCGCCGGATCCGTTTCCATGGTCTGCAAGTGGACGTCGAAGCCGGCAAAGGCCTGACGACAGGTCAGGGAGACGATCCGCAAATGATGGTGCGCTGGTCCGATGACGGCGGCCATACGTGGAGCAACCTGCGGACGACACCGATGGGCAGGATTGGCCAGTATCGTGCACGCGCACGGTTGCGGCGCCTTGGTGCTGGCCGAGATCGAGTATTCGAGATCTCGATTTCCGACCCGGTAAAACGGGTGATCCTAGGCGCATCCGTCGACGCCGAAGGCATGACACGATGAGCAGCCTTAGCCTTTTCCCGGCTCGTGTGCCGATCGGTACCGTCCAGCTGGATGGCACCGTGTTGATGACGCCTGAATTCGTGCGTGCAATGCGGGCTTTATCGGAGCGCCTGGGCGGCCCGGAGGGCATGGGTAACGATGATCTGGCCATCCTAGCATCGACAGTCGCGGCCTCCAGTTCAGCGCAGGCAGGTGGCATCGAGGATATTGGGGCAACGGCGTCGCCGGACCTATCCGGTCATGTTTCGGCCCTTCAGGCCGAGATTTCGGAGCTCCGCGCGCAGGTCAACCAAGTGGATTTGCTGCGCGCCGAGTTGGCAGAAATGCGCAAGGCAATGGAAGGGATCGAGATTCAAGCGACATGCCGTGATCCCGGCCGTGTCGATTGGGAGCGCCCCGGGAAAATCGGCGCCCTCACCGCGAACTCAGGTGCTTTCACAACTGTGCAATCGAGCGGTGGTGCTGGTTTCAATGGAGCGGCGCCACAAACAGCGGTTGCCTCCGGGGGCGCATTGGCCGCTTATGGGGCTGGCGCAAACGGGTTAGACACCGCTGCACACATGTCTGCCCTGCATGCTCTGGTGGTATCGATCAGGGCGGCACTTGTCGCCAACGGGATCATGTCCTGATAACACAAACTGCTTTCAACAAGGCTCGCTTCTGCGGGCCTTTTTTTATGGGCAAACGAAATGACGATCGCACAAAAAAACATCATCCCTGGCGTCTTGCTGACCGGATCCGCAGCCACGTATTACACGGCACCTACCCTCACCCGCGTACGTATCTGCAATGCCACGCTGACGAACAACAGCGGCGGTGCCGTGGCGTGCACGGTCAACATCGTGACGTCAGGTGACACTGCGGCACTCAAGAATCAGAAGATTTCGGCCCGTTCGATTGCCAGTGGAGAGACCTACACATGTCCTGAGTTGATCGGGCGGATTCTGGAGCCGGGCGATTTCATCTCAGCCTTGGGTTTGAACGTCGCGCTCGACGTGTCCGCATTCACCCAAGTCTAGGGGCTCGCAATGACTACCGTCTTGATGCCCGTCCCGAAACAGCAATACTTCAACTCTACCAACCAGCGCTTCCTTGCCGGTGGCAAGCTTTACACCTATGCGGCCGGCACCACGACTCCGAAGGCAACGTACACCGACTCTGCCGGGCTCATCCCGCAAACGAACCCGATCATCCTCAACGCCCGCGGTGAGCCCGACAGCCCGATTTTCTGGGATGGTGCCTATAAGGTCGTCCTCAAGGATGCTGCTGGCAGCACGATCTACACCGTCGACAACTACAAGTCTGATCCTTTTGGTGTTGTTGCGTTCATCGCCAGCGTCGCTTCTTCGATTGGTTCGTCCCTGGTCGGCTTTATCCAGTCTGGCGCAGGCGCCGTCGCCACCACCATCGCTGAAATCTTTCAGCGCCGCGTCAGCGTGTGGGACTTCATGACAAGTGCGCAGCGCACTGACGCCTTGTCTGGTTCGCCTGTTCTTGACCATGCATCCGCATTCAATGCCGCTATCACGGAGCTTGGTGGGGCTGGTCGCGTCGATGTGCCGCGTAAGCGCACTGCGGTCTACCTGCTTAAGAGCACGGTCAACCTGGGCACGTCCAACTCCGTCGACTCGCAGGTGAGTATCGACATAGAGCCTGGCACGGAAATCAAAGCGACTCTTCCCAATGCAAGCGATGCCGCGTTCAGTCTTAAGAACGTCCCCGGTCATTTCAACAACCAGAGTATCAAGAACCTGCATCTGGTGAGCACGAATGGCAACGGGTATGGCGTGAAGTTCAACGGTCAGTGCTTCGGCGGCCTGGATGACTTCTACATCGAGGGCTTCGGGATTGGCTTGTTCTTCTCAAACGCTGGCACTGGAATCTTCAACGAGTTCATCCGCATGAATCGCGGTGAGTTGCACCTGAACGGCGTCGCGATCCAGATGGACAAGGATGGTGGTACCGATTCGAGTATGCACGGCATCGCATTCAACGATGTCACGATCAACACTGGATCGGGTCAGTATGGCCTGAATCTGACCAACGTCGCTTGGTACAACGCCAACTTCACGTTCCGCATGTTCGCAGCTAATGGACACACGGCGATGATTAACATGGACTGCAATGCGACCACGCTAGGTGTCTACGGCACCGGCAGCATTTCGTGCGAGGGACCGCCAGCAGGTACAGCAATCATCGCTGGTACCGGGCGATTCGTTTTTGATGGTACCGTCAACTTCATGTCGGGCCTGACGGACAATCTGGCATCGTCTAATGCAGCGGACGCTAGTGGCCTGGTCTGCACAAACTACTTCAAGCCACAGGCGTTCGGTTCCAGCGGCTACACAGTCAACGAACTGCGACCTAAGGCGCCGTACACCCCCGGCGCTTTCGGTGGCCCATACGGCTCATTTGCTCGTCTGACTGCATCCAATGTTGAATCGCTCGTCGCGGTGTCCTTTGCCGCGCATGCGAGCGTTCCAGGCAATGGCTTTTATACCGGCTACACCAGTGGCGCATATTCCGCGGCTACGCTCGGAATTTTTCTCTCTAACGACGGCACCGAGATCGCATCCAAGGCAGCGGTAGCCACGCAATGCGCTCTCAAGCACAACGCACAGTACATTCTGCGATTCGACGGCACCGTCAAGACGAACAACTTGGAAGGGTTCCTACTGGGAAGCGGCGGTGCAGCAGTGTATTCGGGTACGGGGAGTCCGGAAGGTGTGGTCACTGCCAGTATTGGGTCGACCTACCAGCGTCGCGATGGTGGCGCATCAACCACTCTCTACGTTAAGGAAACAGGCTCGGGCAATACGGGCTGGAGGGCTGTCTAAATGAAAACCAAAGTTATCCGTGACGCTGCAGGCGCCATCATCAACATCGGCGACTGGGACTACCAAATAGAGCCAATCATGGTCGACGACCTGGGCAAGCCGATCTTCAGTGATGACTGGACAACCATCAAAGGGTACGCACAGAGGCAGATTGGCGAGCGGCCCCGCAACCCGCTCCCGGACGGCGCCTACGAGGACGAAGCTGAGATCGAGGTGGGTCCGGACGGCGGCCTGTACGCGACCGAAGACCATCGCGCTCTGCGTCGTGCGGCCTATCCATCCATTGGCGATCAACTCGACGCCCTGTTCAAGGCCGGGGCATTCCCGCCCGATATGGCCGAACAAATCGCCGCTGTTAAGGCGAAGTACCCGAAGGCCAGCTAATAGCAAACCATCAACCACCACAACCCTGAAAGGAAACACATGAAACAACTGACCATGGCAACCGGCACCGGCGGCGG